GCATTTTCGCTCTCCATGATATAAAAATGGTACCCGACCAAGGTTACGCTCCCTGCTGATATGCCTGCGTGTAAAACAGGTGCCGTCACTAGCTGGCTCGTCGGGCTTGTTTAGTATGGTACCCCAAGTCAGGGTCGAACTGACGCTTGAGAGATTTTCATCACACTGACATTACTGCCTAGCTATTATAAATAGGAATAGCTATTTGTGCGCTGGACTATACCTTTACCATGTGTCCCACACATTTAGGTAATAACCGTCTAGTCTCTACACCTTCTTAGGAGAAACAATGTCCAAATTGGAATATTCAATAGAGCAATTATCTGCAGCTATTAAACAATCAATTTCAATTCGTCAAACATTGCTTGTTTTAGGCCTTGCAGCAAAAGGTGGAAATTATCGAATTATTCACAATGCAATTAAGCAATATGGTATTGATATTTCCCATTTTAAACAACAAGGGTGGGCTAAAAACAAGATTTTTGGTCCAAAAAGAAAAATAGAAGATTATCTTTCTAATAGATTTCCAATCGGAAGCTATAAACTAAAAATTCGTTTATTGAAAGAAAATTTCTTTTCTGCACAATGCTCGAACTGTTTAGCAACGACTTGGTTAAACCAAAAAATTCCTCTCGAATTAGAACACAAAAACGGAAACCATCTAGATAATAGCCTAGATAACTTATGCTTATTATGTCCTAATTGCCACGCTTTAACTTCTACATATAGAGGTAAAAATCAAAAGCGCGCTAAGCTTGGCTCGGTATAGCCCTACGAATAGGATTCCACCGAATTTGGCTATATTCAATAGGAGATTTCTCTATCTATTGCTCATTTTATAAGTCTCCTGCCTCTACCTTTGGGCTATTGGGGCAAAACGATTGTATGCACATGTACTTTTCTATATTAAACCTTTTTTAATGAGCTTAGCTCTAGTCGTAGGAATCGAACCTACCATATGTTGTTTAACAGACAACCCCGTCCACCTTGTTCGGCTGACTAGAGCTAAGCTCACTATTAATTAATTTGGAAGACCGGGGAGGTTCCGCCCCCCTTATGCACGAATTAAAAGCTCGTTGTCGACACTAGCCTGACTTTACATTCCCGGTCTATATTATTGGTGCTCGTGACAAGGGTCGAACTTGTACATAAACTGTTTTTGAGACAGCCGCCTCTTCCGTTTGGGCTACACGAGCATTAATTGTCAAAGAGCAAATAGTGTTCTACCTAACCAAAACCCAACCGGTATGGTACCGTGTCTAGTCTTTTTATTTATGATGCCGTTTGTAATCCATCTGGAGCCGTATTGAGAATTATCTTTGCCTTTGTTTTTGTCTTTTTTTGCAAGCGACATTTTTTGCTTTGTTGTCTCTTTATGGCGCTTTCCTTTCCAAGAAGGTGGAGGACATTTGTTGATAGTAGGTGACTGCAAATTTTTCATTACGCTTGCTCTAAAAACAGGATCGGTCTGAAACATATGGTTTCGAACCAAACTACCTTTTTTTCCATTTTCAGAATGCTTACACAATCCATTCTTATTAATATACCCAAACCCACCTTTACCGCCTTCACACAAATTGTAACTTTGCTCACAGATAACCACCAGTTCTTTTTCTTTGGCGTCCATCTCTGCTTCAGACTCAAACACAAAGAGAATTTGTTTAGAGAAATTTTCTATCCCATGTTTAGCGATTGCTCTCTTGAGCAGCTTGCCGGAACCAAGATAACCATCATCTAGGTTTTTGGTTTGGTGTTTGCCAATATAGAATTTGCCATTGATGCTGTTAGTGGTCTTGTATATAGTACAGTACATAGTGATAAATTAGCTCCAAGAAATTACAGACAGGTCTTACAATCAACAAGCCTATTTATAATTTCTTGGAGCACATGAGCTTCCGACCGGATTCGAACCGGCGTTACCGACGTGAGAGGCCAGTTTCCTAACCACTAGAAGACGGAAGCAGATTTGGTGCTGGGGACGGGAATCGAACCCGCATTGCCCTGTTTGAAAATCAGGTTTCCTAGGCCGTTAGAAGACCCCAGCAGTTGTTGTTGCTCACTATTTAGTTATCTTAGCACCAACAATTTAAAAGATCAAGCGCTTTCTTGTCCCACCTCTAAATGCTTGAAGCTCCAATCTAACTTATACGTTTGTGCGACACGTTTCATTCGATCATTGAAATCATTTTTATCTTCGCTGCTGCCTGCACATACATCATGAGCATATTGCATGTCTCTCAGCAATATCTCATTTTCATATCGACCTCTAACAAACTTACCCAAGAGACGTTTTGGAAGTATTTTACGGGCAATCAAGCCGCCTACTTGTGATCCTTCCATTTCTGATGTATACTCTTGATCAGAAATCAACCAACCAACAGCACATTTCTTGCCATCAGATGTACGGTACATGCAACTGTTACTTTTGATATCAAAAGCAAACCCATGCTCGTTGATTTTCTCAACGACATGATCGAACATAAGCTGCTGCATTGATTGCTTGGAAGGTGCAATCTTTGGCTCAGCTTTAACCTTCTTCTGTTCAAGTGTGCTTGAACGATTTCGATAAGGACTATTGGCCATTTGTTTATCACTCTGCAATAATATCAATTATTGGATATAGCTGATCTTCATCGCCTGGTCTATAACCAGCTGAACTTCGTCGAGTAACCTGAAACATTAGTTTTTCTGCTTTAGCCAAATAATGTTTATGTGCATGGTCATTCCAATTATGTTTACCGTTTTCAACGGCATAGTGCCATGAGCATCCATCTGTATGATTCCACCTGCACAATTTATCATGCATATAGACAGCAAGCTTTTGTGTGACAGTTAACTGTGGCGCACTTTTAAGATCAGCGACCTTTTTTTGCATTGTCGCAATGTCTTTTTCAAGTTGCTCAATTGTCTCTGTGTTTGGATCTTTACGTGCCATCTCAATCAATCTCCCATACAGTCACATCAGCAAGGTCCAGATGTAACTTGATCAACTTCTCGATAGTACTCCAATCACCGTTAGCAAGTCCACAGCCAATCTTCGGCATTGAGAGCTTTCTATCCTCCATTGGAACACAATAAATCTCCCAATACGTTAGTATTTGACAAAAGCACTCTTCCACCGCATCATAATCAACATAGAAGATCTTCTTGCTTCGCCCATATGTTTCTTGAGTGAAACAATTGAAGATTGTTTTGTTACCAATCACTTTTATAGGCTGTGCATAGCCCAATAGTCGCTTCTTATCAGCGCCAAATCGAACCCATGACTTAATGAACTTGTCGTAGTACTCAAACACTGGTGGATATGCTTTACGCAAAGCAAGTGCGACACCTGCTCCCATTACACCCTGACAGTTTACTCCATGTGCAATAAACATATCAGTTGTATCAAGCAGATTGCCTTGCTTATACGTAATCATAGAGATTACTCCACAAATTTGAATACGTTCATGTTTGGTAGAATTGCGACTCGAAACTTTGTCTGTTTAGTATACCGATCAGTATACGTGACATTAACAGCGGCCGCAACTTTTTTGCCAGAACCATTGGTGTATACGCCAGCAAATACGCCGCGAACTAATGATGTATGGCCATATGATTTACCAGCATAAATCACCTGTTGCCCTGGATTAATAGTTTGGCCAAATCGATTAACAAAACTTGTTTGTTCAAAAACGTTCATGGACTAAGCCTCACATATGCATCATGCAATTTTTGGTTGTTTTCTGTTAGCATAGCTATTTTGTATTGCAGAAATGTAATAATGCACATACCATTATAGATATGAGTTGCTTCCACATATTGGCCAAGAGAATCACATGCACCAGCGTAACCACCTAATACTCTCAACACTTCATCAATTTCTTCATCTGTGTAATCGGCATCTTGTATTATAACTTTGCTCACAATATATCCTCATAATAAAAAATGGTAACTAGTAACTGGCAATAAATAGCCTTGTGTTTACAATTACAACAAGGATAACATCATATGAAAACCAGAATTTGCTCAAACTGCAACACACATTATTGCACAAAATATCATAACAATGTTAACGGCAAATCATACTGCTCAAAGAAATGTCAACAAGAAAGCAAATGGGTCAAACATAAACAATTAATTGAAGAAGGCAAAGTGTTAATAAGCACTACACATCGAAAATATCTTGCAGAAAATTTTGGGTATAAATGCAGCTGTTGTGGTATTTCAAATTGGAATAATAAACCGTTAACCCTTCAAGTTGATCATATAGATGGTAATCCTGACAACAATTTTCCAATTAATTTAAGATTATTGTGTCCCAATTGTCATTCCCAAACACCCTCTTATAAAGGCGGCAATAAGAATAAACTTAAAACAGCTCGCCGTGCTGTTTTTCATAGAGAAATTTACAAAAGACACAAAAAACGTTTGGTAGAAGCGGCAGGACTCGAACCTGCTTAAAAATCAGTTATGAGCTGATGGTTTCGACTCTTCAACCTCGCTTCTCTAACCATTGAGCTACAGGTCTATGTTAATTTTTGCACTTTAATATGACACAACTGAAACATCCCTATTAACGTTTTGTTTGGATTATTAGGGCACACACCACCAGATGGACAATTACATTGAATGTAGTTTGTAAACCGAGTATCAAACGGAATCCACTCAAACAAATGAGACACAGGCATTATTTTAGTATAATTTTCATTATCACGTTCTGTTGGTTCAATTATTTCTATTGATCTCATAATAAAACCTTTTATAGGTGGAGCGGGATGCTGGACTCGAACCAGCAAATCTAATCAAAACTTTTACCTAGGATAACATTTCTTTCGACCCGGCTGTAAGAAAAATACCGGTGACGTCCCTTATCAGGCCGCGTATACCAATTCCGCCAATCCCGCATATAATGGTAGAGGTGCTTGGATTCGAACCAAGTCGAGAACCCTAATCTGGGGCTAGAAGGTTTATAAATCCTCCCTGTATACCAATACTCACCTCCACAAAACTTATTTAGTGTACGTTCCACAAAACCACTTGTTGCGATCATTATAATCTTGAATCAGTTGTTTGTTTTGTGCCGCACAACCTTCGTTTTGTGCTTTATGCAGCAATTCTGAATTACAGCTACCAACAAGAGATAATATCAGTATACCAACAACAAAGAAAAAAATAACATTACTATCCATAACAAAATCCTTTTATAATGGAGCTGACGACAGGAGTCGAACCTGCGTAAAACTGCTTACGAAACAGTTGCCTAACCTCTCAATGCCACGTCAGCTAATAAAATGGTGCCTCCACTCGGAATCGAACCAAGTTCTCAGGATTACAAAACCAGTGCATCACCATTTATGCTTTGGAGGCGTTTTTTGATATTTGACCACGATAGTTGTGTTTTATTTAGAATAAACACCGTAACGTTATTTTGTGTTTCAACCCATTTTATTTTTTCTATATCTGAAAAACCTAATGCAGGGTTGTTATTTTCTAACAGAAAATCATTTTTAGGATCCAAATACACATTATATTTAGGCAAGAAAAAATCTGCTGTGTATGTTCGCTGTTTACTATTATTATCAATATACGTTAATTTTTTTGGCACAACCCATTCAACGCTATTCAAATCTAAATCTTTAGCTAAAATTAACTCATATGAGCTGCCCAACCAATAACCATTATAAAAAATACGTTTTGATTGTGCAACCCCACCGAGACCTCTTGCTTTTGCAATACGAGATAAATTTGCTTTTGATTGCAATGAGTGTCGTTTCAATTTTCCTAATTGCGAAAGTTTTTCTCGCGCCATATCAGATAATCGATAATCATTACCGTTTTGCTGCGCTTTTAAATATTGGTTTGAAGCAATTCGATCAGCCCGAAACGAAATTTTATTCGGATTATTAACACACCAACGTTGGTGATTGCTAACAGATTGTGGATTATTTGTTAAAATTTTATTGCAAAATTGACAATGTGACATATATGCTCTGGAATAATTAATGGTGCCTCTCCCCGGAATCGAACCAAATTCTTCCGTTCTTCAGACGGACGCTAAATCACCAGACTAGCTCACCTTGCATTAATTTATCATATTGAAGCTTTTCAATAACAACAATTTTCTTATCCGGATATTGTTCAAAAATAGCGGCCATTTTTTGTTTATCATTACCCCACCAATATCCTTTAATTTCTAGATAAACATTATATGTAATTAAATACAAATCCGGAGTATATGATTTTTCAATTCCGTTTATTATATATGGCCAAACATCTTTGTTAACTTTAGGTTTATACCATAAAATACCAAGCTCGTCAAGTTTCTTAGCAACATTCAGTTCCCAAGTACCTTGAAGGTTTTGGCCATTATAATTAAACCATTTGCTTTTACCTCCTCTATTTTTTAAACTTTGTTGTACGCTAAGGGTTTTTCTTGCTTCAATACCCATTTTATTTGGAACAAATATTCCTTCCGCAATTTTTTTGCGGACCGTTTGCTTAACTTTTTCTGATGTTGAAAAAATCAAAGTGGATGTTTCTTTTGTCAATCCTTTTCGCGAGCTTGGCCGACCTTTTGTTGCTCTGCCAACTTTTTGGCCATGTGCAATTCCATTATTGGAATGAACGCGCCACATATGACTGGATTTAGATTTAGCGTTTTTTAACAATTTGTTACAAATGATGCAATAGATCATATATCTCTCCTTATGATCTATTTATGTATCAGGCGGCCGTACGCACCAGCTATACCAGTGAGGCAAAAATACTATTTATGGTTCACTCAATAGGATTCGAACCTATGACCTCTACGATGTCAACGTAGCGTTCTACCGCTGAACTATGAGTGATCATATCATCATTTACTATTTAGTTCAACGAACAAAATGGCCACTCGCATACTTTCCAATCTGATGGCATACGACCACAAACAACACATTGGTGAGCATCAATGGACTGAATATGAAGCTGGTCCTTTGTTCGTTGCAGCTCCAACTTTTCTTTCTTGGACAATTTGGTACAACCTTTCAAGATAGGATCGAATTTCTGCATCATCCTGACCAATAAAATTAATACCGTTCAACAAGTTCTTCTCTGACTGATTTAACTGTGCAGGCGTAAACGTTGTAGCAATCTTTGCAAACTGCTCAACCGTATACTTACCGTACATTAACAGTCTCCATTGTTACCCGAAGAAGGTTATTGTAATCACCGCTCATCGCTGCCTTTTGATAGGCCTCGATCTCTTCTTGAGGAACATTTGCTTTGCGTAGCGCTTTGCGAACAGCACCCATTACAGCAAACGCGTTGCCATCTTTACCAACAAGGGTTACATCAATGTCAAACTTCGGCATAGGTTATCCTCTACGGTTACGGCGCTGCTTGCGCTTTTTTTGAGCCAATCTTTCGACGTCCCTTGCGAGGACGGTTCTTGTGTGTGGATGTGCCATCAATCGAATCCTTCGTAATCACTAATGTAACGTCAACATAGCATCTCTGACGTTTAAAGACAACAGCTTATTTGCCCCAGTCTGATAATTTAACAACCACCGGTGGTTTTCCATTGTCAGCAGCGGAAGAGTCAACCGCCCACTTAGTATTGTTTGTTGTGTCTGTAATAACAGCAGTGAAGTACGTAACTAACCAGCTTATCTTCCAATACGGCCCTTCGATGTTATGAAACTTTATCTTGCCGTGCTGATGCAAAAGAAGAAGTAACGACGTTGTATTGATTGATTCATCAACGCTATCCATTTGTGCTCTATCGCCTGCACCAAACACATCAGATCCACCTCTATCCTTAGAAGTACCTAGCATTGAACCAACATGTTGTTCAAACAACACTATAGCAGAAGAGATTGCTTCGCGCTCTTGTTGCGCTGTATTAATGTCAGCAAACAAGTCAAACAACTTTGGCTTCAATGGCGTTACATCAACCTTTGTTTGTGCTCGGCATGAATAAGCTGCGCAAGTGGTGATATACTTTACAGTAGGCAACTTTGCATTATAGTCAGAGTACATCTTATTAATTGCAGCAATATTGATAGTAGTTGTTGACCGAGTTACTGGCGCATCAACTGCTTTTTGTCGTTGTTTTGTTACTGCTTCATCAACTACTGTTCGTTCTGCAATAATAGTTCGAACTGGTTTTGCAACCATCACAAGGCCAATAAACATAGAGAGAAATATTGCGATTGCTATACCAACTATCCAATAGTGTTTTGATGTCATTGTTGTTCCTGTAAATGTTTGACGTGAGAGCGACTAATCTTACACTGAATCCATTGATTGTAGTAGGTTGGATTAAATGGACAGTTCGCTTGAATTTGTAGTTTTGTCTCAAAGTAAGAAGCTTCACCTTTTGTTTTACACAATCGAATAATCACCCGTGTAAACTTATCTGGGCCATGTAGTTTTACTTGTTCATTTAACGCTTCATTTGATCCATAGTAAGTCTGCCAATCGGAAGCAACTCTACTCTTCTTTTTTTTCTTTTTGACCTGACGAATTTTAGATTTGGTGAACAACTTCTTACCAATGTACATCATATTGTTTTGCATGTCATGAATTTGATAGACAAACGCAACAGCATCACCAATCATATCTTCCGTAAACGGCTCGTTATTGTAATACCAACACATAGTAAAATAGCCTCCAACATTATCTGCTGGAAGCTATTTATTACTCAACTAATCCTCGTTTGCTATTATGCTACTGGAGGTTGTTCTGTTGTTACAACTGCGATTGGTGCAGGTGGTGCAACCACTACAGGCTCAGCAACAGGAGCAGCTGGTGCTACTGGTACTTCTGGAGCGGCTGGTGCAACAGGGACCGCAGGTGCTGGCGGTACTTCAGGTTCCGGAGCTGGTGGTGGAGGTGGTGGAGGAATCATCGATGTTACTCCACGCTTAAATGATAGCGGGTAACGACCTTCTCGTGCCAATTCTGGAAGAACCTTCTCAAAGCCGATGATCAAAGCACCATCAAAATAGTCGATTGTGGAAACAACAACAGAGTCAGAAAGACGGAACATCTTTGTGAACTCAAGTGGTGTTGAAATTCCTGAGAAAATATGCTCTTTATCAGCAAATGTTGATACGCGTGTTCCTTTTACGCGCATAATAGACTCAGCTACTTCTACGTCTAGCTCATCTGCCTTAAATCCAGGCATATGCATTTCTAGTACATAATGGCGTGAATCAAGCTTGTGCATATTGTAGAAAGGAAATACAGATGGATCAAACTCTGCATGCTGCATCTCTTCAACAACAGCCTTTAGTGCTGCGTCGACATCATCAAAGCCGACAAAGAATGGCTTTGGATCTTTTTCGAATAGATAGCTAATTGACATTTTGTTTATGTCTCCTTAACAGGTTGACATAATCTAGATTGGTTCACAATACTATTTATTAACGGTCACTGTTTGCTGTGTATTTATAACAAAATAACCTTTAAATGGCCCACCATAAAGACAAAACCCTTTTTGTGGCCCTTCTGTATATATCTTACACTTCTGACAGCACGGGCAAGTCCCATCCTGTGTTGCCCACTGCTTTTGCTTGTCCTTGCTCATCTGGCTTCTCAGGATTTAACCGACCCCATGTTATGTTTTTTGGCGCACGAATTTGTCTGTTGTCAAATGTCCAGCATTGACCAGTATCATCTAGGAAGCAAACAAAGTAAAGATGATTCTCGATCCCAGCGGTCAACAAAAAATGACAGATCGCTGGTCCTTTAGGTGTCTCTACTGGTAGTGGTGGATTAAGCTGTAGCATTATAGCCCCAAATAAAGTTTGTATGCCATGTACGTATGAAAGCAAATCCACCCAACAAATGATGTTGCTGCAATCGCTCCAATCAAACCAAACACTGCAAGAAGCGATGATGTGCTGATCTCAATCTTTGAGTCTGGGCGCATCAATCGCTCTTTCAGTTTTGGCTTCTTTGGTGGTCTTGGATCGTCTATATGTGCCATAATTTCCTGTTTATCTTGTATTTTCAACATGCTATATTTAGCATCAGAAAGTACAACCACCAGCTGCTGAACATGCTAGCATCTGTGCACCCTCAACGTTATCTTGTTGCTCAATAAGGGAATCCCAATCTAGTACTGTGGGCGTACTTTGTTTAAGCTGAGTGTGTGTTGTCTTGTCTACTTGCTCAAACGGAGCTTGTCTATATGTTCCGCCATCATATGGCAAGAACGAAATTCCTGAGATCTGATCAAAGTTGTCCCACACAAATGCGCCAACAGAAGGCCACTCTGTTTCCTTAACAGAAACTGTAACAGACGGCTTATGCTCACACCAATGTGTCTGATAAACCAACCAAAGCTTCAAGTGGTCTAGAGCTTGAACATCTCTCTTTAACGTTGATGCTTCTGGTGCATCCTTAGCAAATGAGAATACTACTGTTGCTTCTGGTTTCATCAGATCACTTTCATGAACGACACCTTTGTCAATCATGAATTGTGTAAGAGGATCTTTCTTGTCTGCACGAACACGGCGAATATACTGGTGTGCAAATCGAGGATGAATACCGGATGCAGAGTCTACAAGCTCTGATACTGTTCCTGATGGCTTAACGCATGTAATAGCAACAGACTGTGGTATACCAAGCTTTTCTGCCCAAATTTTGTTTGTGTCAATCGCTAGTTGTTGCAACTTATTCAAACGTGCTGGTAGCGTGTCGTCATCAGGATTATTAAGAAAAGGATTGTCATAGATCCCTGTAATTGACACGCCAAGAAGTCTTTCTTCCTCTGTATTCTTTGTCCATATCTTACGTAAGTATGGGAAGTGTGTTAGTGTTGCTTGGATTGTTCCAAGAATTGTTGCCAAAACAACCTTACGCTCAAGATCTTCAAACGTATCAGTTGACCGCGCAACAATCTCTGTTAGGTTGCAGAACTGATATGGACGAAGAATGATTTCCGAGCACGGATTGGTACCAAACTCGTGTTCCGGATCTCGTCGACCATTATTAGCCTTTAATTGTGCGGCTTCTCTATTAAAAATTCCACGCTCACCAGACTTCGATTGATATAGTGCCAACCATTCTTCCATGAACATTCCAACATCAGGCTTTTCGTTATAGCAAGCTGAGTTGTTTGCAAGAGAACGATGTGCATATTGTTTCCACCACTCGCCAGACTTAGCGGAGCGCATACGATCATCTGATAGGTTAGAAAGAGAAATCATTGCGGAACGGCGAACGCCACCAACAACAACTACCTCGCCAATCTTGCACTGAATATCATGACATTCTGCAGAGGTAAGCTTACGACCAGCTGCATTCTTGAATATATTTACAATGAAGTGAAATAGCTCTTCAAGAGGAGCGGGACCAGATGAACGTCCACCAAACGTCTTTAGAACTGCGCCAGCACCGCGAAGACGACTGGTATCCCATGTTGGAATTTCACCTGAATATAACAGCGCAATAAGCTGTCGTAGACCCTTTGCCCAACCTTCTTTGGAATCCTTTACAATAATGTTTGTATCAGATGGGAACAGTTGATCGGGTACTTCTGGAAGCTTATTAATGTACTGGCGCTCAACAGAAAATCCTACGCCTGTTCCACACATCAAGATGAACATTGTTTCATCAAAAGACTTAGGATCATCAACAGGAAGATATGCACAGTTATAGCCAGCAGTATTGTCTCTATCGAGGGCCTTACCAGCCGTCATCATACAACGCATAGACGGCATTACAGACAATGAGTATATTGCTTCACGGATTTGATTTCGAATTGGTGCGACAAGAGCAGCTGCTTTTTGATCAACAACATTGATCATATATCTATCAACAGTTTCGTCCCAATTCTCTCTTCTGTTTTTATCTGGTAAAAATCTTGCGTAGCGTGACTTGTGAATAAACTGTTGATAGAGATCTAGTTGCATAACTGTTACTGTCCTTTAGTTTCTTGTTGATCAAACCATGCTAGAACGTCAGCAATTGCAGCTTGAGAATCCGTATAAATCGGCTCAATCTGATGCTCTGCTAATAGTTTGGTTATTAGAGTATCTATCTCGCCTGCTTGTTCAGCTGTTTGATTGCGTCCTCTAGTAACATATTGTTTATTGCGACGAATCACGAAATTGACGTTTTTGAACCAATCAAACGTGGCAAAGAAAAATTTCTTTGTTAAATCAAAGTACTCTGGCGAAAACATTTGTTGTGACTTATTGTAATAATCCAGATATACTGTTGCAAGCAGTAATGGCGAGTCAGTTATAATATAATCAACCTGACCAACTAATCGCCACTGTCTTCGTGTCTGTTCAGCAAATACATGAAGCTGATTTTCTAAAAGCTTCTGTGTTCCTTCCCAGGTAATTTCTTTTGCGTATTCATTAACATATTCACAAGAGACTCCCCGCAATTTTAATGCGGAGAATACTCCTGTCGCTGTTGTTGATTTACCTACACCAGGCCCACCATAAAAGTTTAGGACTTTTGTCAAAGCACTTCCTCTTCTTGCATGCCTAATTGTTCTAACATTTTTGTTAGGTCTTCAATTTGTGCTTGATAGAATTGTCTGATAACTGTCATCTCAGCATCAGAAATTTTTATATTAACTTCATATGATGGTGACCCTTCTGACCAGACAATATTTAAATTAGACTTCGGTGCGTGTCTCAGTTTTTTCAATCGGTCCTCGACCCTCTCCCGTTGTTCTAATATCGCCCGCATTTGCTTGAACAATGGTAACGTTATTGTCGCCTTCTGCATTATCTAACTCCTTCAGGGATGGGAAATGGTTTTGTAGTTCTGACCAAATATCATTTGCAATCAAACGATGCTCAAGTTGTGTTGTTGGATCTGTTCGAACTTCGCAATAATGGATCCATGAACGAACGGAACCGCACATATACATTGTTGATAGAGTCATTCCCTCAGGTAGAACCGCACGTGCTTGTTCTTTGGCAATTCCTTTGTCCAAGGCCCACTTATACAGCGTCGCTGCATAGTCTTGCATTGCTTGTTGTGCTTTTCTCCAGGCAGAGTCAAGTTCAGTATTGTTGTTAACCAAACTGTTCTGGCGATTGGCGGTATCTTGCAATCTTGTATCACGGAACGCAAATGAGCTTGTATCGACTGTAGCATAGCGCTGTGAGAACTCCTGATACGAAAATGAACGGTGACGAAGAATTTGACGTCCAATATCGCGTGTTGTTACAATTTCAAATGTTAGATGGACCATCTCAAAAGGCGACCAATGAGAATTGCGAACCAAGTATTTTAATAGCTTGTCTGATGTGCCAGTGTTTAATTGATTGGAAGGATTGGATACTCGAGCAACATACGCAATGTATTCAGATGGCGTGAGCTCAGCATTATTGTCTTTCAAAAGAGGTTTAGTGATAGAAACTAGTTTTGTTGAATGTGTCATAATGACATTTTTCTCCATTGTGAAAATCTTAATTTAGCATTCAGCCCGCGAAACGTATTGTCTGTGATCATTTTCTCAATTGTCAATGAAGAGAATCCTTGCTCTATCATTTGACCAATATCTTTCTGATCAACATTATCTGGCCAAATAAACACCTTATAGTTTGCATTGATAGCTTTACTAATCATTGCACAAACTTGCTTGTTGCGAGGCTGATTATCATAGCATATAATAGCATTATTCCGATTACATTTCAACTGCTCGATGATCGATAAAATAGAACCACCGCACGAAGCAATTGCGTTTGAAAGATACATTGCATCAATTGGTCCTTCAACACAATAGTATGTGCTGTTGAAATCAACAGTATCTAACCCAAACACACGAACATGGTTTTCATCCAGCAGTGTAGTAATATATTTTGGTGAATCAGATTGATCCAACAACCGACCCTGAAAGCCAAACATTTCTTGATCAGCATCCAAAAGAGGTATTAGCAACCGTGGATGATCCGGATGCTGCTCTGTTGGTTGTTTATATTTACCTGGTAAGAATTTGTTAACTAATGTGTAGTATGCTGGCGCAAAATACAGCTTGTGATGGAATTTAGCTAATATTTTCCGGCTGTTAACATACACTTTGGCATAATGGTCATGATCAAGCTGTGAGATGCTTTTTAGTTCGCGTAATGCACTATTTTTTTTGTATGGCTTAGCTTTCATTTTGTTAGCTAGCTCAGCAGCACTACCAGGCTTTATGTTAATTGCGCCTTTGTATTTCTCATGCAACATTTCCTTGATATACTGCTCATACAGTGATAAATCAACCTGTTTAAGCAGGTTTGCAAAAGACGTCTTGATATGGCAGTTATGACAAAAGTAGCTACATTTAGCCCCCTTGGTTAGCACATATCCTCGAGCCTTTGTGTTGGATGTGGAACTATCACCACAAAAAGGGCAACGGAAGTTCCAGCTATACTGGTCCTTCCGTTTGAATCTCTTTAAGTTGTGGCTTGCAAGCATGATGTACTTGTCGACAAGGTACATAATATATTTCCTCTTATATGTCTCTTTGACCTCAATATCATTATACTGAGGTTAGTCAAAAAGACAACAAGATTAATGTTTAATCACCACCATATTGATCAAAGATCCTATCACACCAGTTACGACCAGAGTAATAATCGTATATACGATATTCTTAATAGGAGCAAATTGTTCCATTGACACGTATTTGGTTTCTAGTGATTGCTTGATTGCATCAATTGTTGACTCCTGATGCACATTTTTTTCATGGTCATATACCAACTGTTTTTCAAGTTGGTTCATAGAGTCTTTTAACGTCTCTATCGAACGTTGTGTAGAAGCTGCATATCTATTATGTTCTTCAGAAATGTTTTTGATATCAGACTGGTGCGCTTCGAGCACAGCTAGTTTCTGCATAATCGTAGAAAATGAGTCAGCCATTTTATCGATAGGTAGCCTATCAATAATTTGTTCGAGACGAGCAATATCTTCTCTAATAGCAGATTGAACAATTGAGCGGCGGCGGGTCCGTGAATCATTATCGTCTGTTAGCACAATTACCTCCTACTTATTTTTGTAATTTATTGCGAACAAACATCTTAAATGTCAGTAACCTTTTCTTTTTCACTGGTGGGTTGGAATCGAGCCCTGCAATCGTCGTGCCAGATCCGGCCGCGTTAACTGGCACTGCATCTTCAATTATTGTTTTTGATTTCATATTTGTCTCAATGCTTCTATAATTTTTGGATCCAATGGTATCATATCAGTAATTATGTTTTTTCCTTGTTTACCGATGTTGTATACGATAGGTGGGTTAATATTAAGAAGTACCAAGAATGGTTTCAGGTATTTATAATGCGACTCGTCAATCTTCAGAAAAAGAATTCGGGGCAAAGCGATCGCCCCGAATAAATTATTCAACACTATCAAGTGATTAACAATAAGTCTTTCTTTTAGGTCGCCAGTCTGCTCGTATCTAGTCAACAATTTTTTTATATACTTAATTCTTTGTAAATCCTGATAAAATTCACTTGTGCCTTCACAATGAGGATTGTCATAATGTTTGACACAATAAAGAATAAAGTTTGAGTGATCCAACTTT